ACGAGTTGGATGGTTGGCTAAGTACGTTGCACGACGAATCAAATCAAGTGAAGATGACCCCGGCGACTGGTGGTGGGAAGACATGCCAATGTCTCACGTACCAACCGTTGACGACAGTAACCTTACGCCGACTGGGTTGGTTGACGCAGGCGGAGTCCCTTTGTGGAGGCTTCCTAATCCCATCGGCTTTGGACGAAAGATTGAATGGTAAAGAAAACTAGTAAATCTTACAACGACGACGCCGATCAGTCAACCGACACGGACGACAAGATCGAGGACGTTAACACAGAGCTGTCCTACCTCACTCTCCCTGATCCGGAGATCGAGAAGGTAGACGAAAGTTACGTTCCTGAAGGCTTCGAAACCGTTGAGGATTATCTTTCAGACCTTCGAGAGACGTACGAGCTTGACGTTCAGTACGACGACGACAACCGAAAGGCTGCCGTAGAAGACAAGAAGTTTGCGGCCGGTGAGCAGTGGGACCCACAGGTTCTCGCTCAGCGAGCCGGTTTGCCGTGTCTGACAATCAACACCATTCCTCAGTTTCTTGCTCAGCTCGTAGGAGACTGGCGACAAAACAAGACGGCGGTTAAAGTTCTTCCTGCCGAAGGTGGCGACAAGAACGTAGCCGACGTTCGTTCCGACTTAATCCGAGCAATTGAAACCAACAGCCGTGCCGACCAAGTTTACACCAGCGCTTTTGAGTCGATGGTTACTTGCGGTGACGGCGCTTTTCGTATCGGAGTTCAGTACGCTTCGGACGACACTTGGGATCAAGACATTGTAATTCAACCCATCGACGACGCTCTAAGCGTTGTTTGGGACAGGCTCAGTATTGACCCGACTGGCAGAGACGCGAAGCACTGCTTCGTTGACGACGTAATCCCGAAGAAGGAGTTTCTCAAGAACTGGCCTGAGTCCAAGATCGCAGAACTCGGGTCTGACATTCGCCAAAGCGTTTCTTCGCACGGCTGGCTCGACGACAAAACGGTTCGAGTCACCGAGCACTGGCGGCTGATTGAACGCAAGAAGCTTCTGGTCATGTTCACAGACGGAACAATTTATCCGTTTGAGGAGGGTGACGAAGAGAACTACATGGGTTACGTGCAAAAGCACGGCAAGCCCGTTAAGAGCCGTTTGGCCCCGTGCAAGTACGCACAGATGCACCTAGTGACCGGTTTCGACATTCTAGCCGGACCGTACGAGTGGTGTCTTGAGCGTCTTCCGATCATTCGAATGAGTGGTCGAGTGTTTTCGTTGGGTGATCGTCGAGTGCGAACCGGCCTAGTGCGCGACATGAAGGACGCAGCTCGTCTTCGTAACTTCTGGCGGTCGGTTGCAGCAGAGCAACTAGGGTACGCTCCGAAGGCTCAGTGGATTGGCCCTGAAAGTGCTTTCGAAGGCCGCGAAGACGCTTGGAGACGTGCTCATAAAACACGTGATCCACTGTTGATCTACAACGACGACGCTTCAGCCCCACCTGAGCGCGTTGACCCGCCTGTGATGCAGAGTGCTTTGCTCAACGAAGCACAAATCAACACACAGGACATGAAGGACATCACGGGCATTCACGATGCCTCGTTGGGGATTCAGTCCAACGAAACCTCCGGCAAAGCCATTATGGCTCGTCAGAGGGAAGGTGACGTTGCCGCTCTTACGTTTTACGACAACGGAAATTATTCAATTCTAGAGGCCGGAGACGTTGTTAATCAGCTTCTCGGTCAGATTTACGACGGCACTCGAATCGTTCGCATCATTGGTGAAGACGAATCTGCCAAGCTAGTAACGATTAACGACGACAACAATCCCAACAGTCCAAACCTTGCAGTCGGTAAGTACGACGTAGCCCTTTCTACAGGTGCTTCGTACACCACTCGAAGAGTTGAGGCCGCTGAGTCCATGATGGAAGCCATTCAGGTTTTCCCTGAGATGATGCAATACGCGGGCGACCTAGTGGTTAAAGCGCAGGATTGGCCGGGCGCAGAAGAGATTGCAGACCGTCTTCAGAAGACCGTTCCTCCGCAGCTTCTTTCCGACAAGGAAAAGGCTGAAATGGGGCAGCAGGGTCCTGACGTTAACGCGATGATGCAGCAGCAGGCTCAAATTCAAGAGCAGGCCCAGCAAATGGGACAGCAGTTGCAGCAGCTACAGCAGGAAAACCTTTTGCTGAAAACGAAGCACGACACTGAAGCCTTGAAGCTACAAATTCAGCAGTACGAGGCGGAGACTCAGCGTCTTCTCGCGTACGCACAGATTATTGCACAAGGTGACGAAGCGAAGCTTTCTCAGTTTGAGAGTGAAGCTGACGTTGCTCTACAGCACATCGGTCAAATGCACCAGCAGAACATTGACACTGCCAAGGTTGTACAGAACCACGTAATTGCTAATCAGCAGATGCAGCAAGACGCTGCTGACGCTGAAGCCAACAGACAAGCACAGGCGGCTCAGGCTGCCCAACAGGCTAACTCGACTCCGGCGGGCTCAACCCCTCCGTCGGAATAAAGTCGCAACCTTGGGGACGTACCTAAGAAGGACGCAACTTGAACACTGACGACAACAGTAACCCTGTCGATATGGACGACTTGGACGCTTTCGAAACCGAGTTCTTTCAGCGGGAAACCACTGAAGCAGAACAGAAGAACGAACAAGTAGAAGAGAAGTCCGATGAGAACGAGGATGATCCCCTCGCAGCAGAAGAGGACAAAGATGCCCCTGAAGAAGGGGATGAGGCTGAAGAGGCTGAAGGTGACGACGACGAAGAGGAGTCCGAACCTGAGCCGAAACCGAAGCCGAAGTCAAAGGCTCAGCAAAGGATTGAAAAGCTCCTAGAGCGTGAGCGTCTTGCGACTGAACGGGCGAATGCCCTCGAAGCCCGCTTGGCGGCCCTAGAGGCTCAAAAACCAAAAGAGGAAAAGCGTGAAGAAGCGGCCCCTGAAAAGCTGTCCGCCGATCAGTTGCCAGAAGGTGCTCCTAATCCAGAGGACTATGGGCTAGGCGAGTTTGACCCGAAGTTCATTCGTGATCTTTCGGCTTTCTCGGCTCGTATAGAAATCGAGGCTCAGCTTAAGGCTAAGCAGGAAGAAGAGCAGCGAGCAGCCTACGAACGTCAAGTCAACGAACAGCGGGCTGAAATCCAGAAGAACTGGAACAGCAAGCTAGAGGAAACTGAAGAAGAAATCCCCGACATTCGAGAGAACATCTCGGACCTAGTGGATACGTTTCAGACCCTAGAACCGCATTACGGTGAATACTTGGCATCCGTAATTATGGCTAGCGAACAAGGTCCGCGAATCATGCACTACCTCTCTCAAAATATCGGCGAGGCCCAGAAAATCGTTGCCTCTGGACCTGCTGCTGCAACTCTTGCACTAGGACGCCTTGAAGCGAGGCTGACTCCTGTTGCTAAGGAAGAGAAGCGCAACACCAAGCGAGTGTCTGACGCTCCGAAGCCGCCTGAAGCCCGCTCTCGCGGAGCAGGTGGAAGGTACTCGGTTCCAGACGACACTGATGATCTGGACGCCTTCGAACGTGAGTTTTTCAAACGTAAATAACGTTTCACGCGAAGGCAAAAATTAGAAAGGATAAAGCCTTAAATGGCTACTATTACTGTTGACCAACAGAAGTTGGTTCTTAACGCCTTCGCGGCTACGTTCCAAAATAACCTTCTCGCCAAGGACATTGTTACTTGGAAAAAGTACAACACCGAAATGTCGGACCTGAACCAGCTTCAGGTTGCCGAGCAGGTCGGTCCTCGCTACGTCGTCACTCAGACGGTTTCGGGCGTTCAGGACCTTTCCGGCGGCGTACAGGACAGCGTGTTCGGTTCCGAGATGTTCACTGTTAAGAACGTCTTCGGTGCCAGCATGGGCTGGGACGACTTCGTGAAGATTCGTGACATTGGTGAGGCCCGCGAGTCGGAAGCCCTCAAGAATGCTGCGACTCAGCTCGCCGAAGTTATCGACGCCTACATTCTCGGCACGGCACAGCTTGCTCCGAATATGGAAGTTGGCACGGCGGGTAACGCGGTTGCCGCCTACTCGGACGTTACCACGGCGTACGTTCGCCTTAAGAAGGAAGGTGTCGACGACTCCGACCTCCGTATGGTCCTGAACTACGACGACGTTGCGGCCCTTGGTTCGGGCGTTCTGTCTCTCGCGGCTCCTGACAGCCTCGTGACCGGTACGTATCGTAACGGCTTCACTGGCGCAGTCAGTGGCATCCCGACGATGTTCACCCAGCAGCTTTCGACCCAGACCCCCGGTACTCGTACCAACGGCACAGTCGCAGGCGCTAACCAGAACGTCCACTACTCGGCGGTTGCCAAGTCGGCTGCGAACGGCCAGTACATGACCCAGACGATTAACCTCGCTGGTCTAGGTGCCAACGCTACAATTAAGGACGGCGAAATCTTCACGATTGCGAACGTCTTTGCGTACGACAACCGTAAGCACCAGTCGCTTGCTCCGACCCTTCAGCAGTTCCGCGTTGTTGGTGCTGTTACGGCGGACGGCACGGGTGCGGCTACCGCGCGTATCTTCCCGGCGATTATCATCGACGACGGTACGAGCATTACGGGTGACGCTGCCGTTGACCGCGCTCACGCTACCTGTTCGGCCATTCCGGCCAACTCGGCAGTCGTGACGTTCCGGGGTACGGCTTCCACGGCCTACCAGCCCCGTATTATGCTCAAGAAGGACATGATTCAGGTTAACACCGCTGATCTAATCATGCCTGCAACGGGCACTGCACAGCGCAAGGCGCTTACGCAGGTTCCGCTGAGCGTACGTATGTGGCAGGACAGCACGTTCGCCACCGGTAAGCATCAGGTTCGTTTCGACGTTGCCTTGACTGCCAACGTGCGTGATCGCCGACACGGCATCCGCATGAACGGTGCGTAACTCTGACAGTTGGGAGGGGCTTTCGGGCTCCTCCCTTCTTTTTCTATTTTACTATCTTAGGTTTTGGAGTTTACTGAGTGGCTAACAAGCAACTGAGCCTGCCGAGTAATCGTCTTTTCGACAATAACAACATTTCTGCTCCTGCTGGAACGGCTTCGCTGTATCTTTCGGGGACGACGACTCCTGCCCAGTTCTTGGACGATAACGGTGATCCCCTCGGCTCAGAGCTAACCGCCAATGCACTAGGACAACTTCCTAACGCTTACGGCGATGAAACCATCCCTTACCGACTGATCCTCCGCGATTCCGACGGAGTTGAGCTTAACGGTGGGGACATTGATCCTTATTACTTCGGCCAAACTGTTGGACTAGATGCCTCGGTTGGCATTGGTACCGTTACCACAGGTGTAGCCGGTTCTTCCGCTTCAGTTACTAACAGCGGAACGGCTAATGCGGCAGTTTTTAACTTCACCATTCCTACCGGGGAACAAGGTCCTGCCGGTGACGTAGCTCGCGCCAACAGCAGGGCAGCCCTTGCCGCTATCGTTGGTATGGTAGGCAATGAGACGCGTTACCTAGTTGAAAGTGGTAGGCAGGGAACTTTTGTTTTCGATTCTGCCAACCACGCTACTGACGTGACTAACGATCCTCAACAGGGTGTGTTTGTCGCTCCGGCTTCTGACACCACGGGTGCTTCCGGTGCTTGGGTCCGAAAAACCACAACTTTAAATCCTTACATGTTCGGTGGCACCAGTTACACGACGGTGGCTGCGGCTCAAGCAGGGACTGACTCTTACACCGCTCTTCAGGCCATGTTTACGTTCTGCTTTAACAATCCCGGCTACGTTTGGGACTTGCTGGGTCTTTACTGGACGACTACTCAGACTGTGCAAATCCAGAATGCTGACTTTGACGCAGAACAGTCTCACTCGGGAACGGGATTTGGCGGTAAAATCGTTGCTAAGACGGGTTCCACGGGAACCGACATTATCCAAATTCAGGCTCAGTATGGACACATTCGTGGTGTTCTAGGTGCGTTCGGTAACGGTGGAACTTCAGTCACAGCGCGTGGTTGGACCAACGGTATCGCTCTGATGAACTGCGGTGGCCTTAAAATTGACGCCATGGAAGGCGGCTACGTCAAACGTCACGTAGTCTACGAAAGTCTTTTGAAACTGGATGGAACAAGTGGCGGAAATAACATCGGCGTCAACGTCGGTAAAGTTCACGGGCGCTACGCAGGTTCTACTGCGGGCGCTGGAAACTCAACGTGTCTGACTTACGCCTTTGACAGCGTAACCTACAACGGTGCGTCGAATGCCAACACACAGACGACTACACTTCACTTTACCACGGCCCTAGACCCAATGCTCCAAGTCGGAGACTGGATGACTTATACCGAGACTTCGGGAACTAGGACTGCGTACCAGATTTCAGCAATTGATTTAGTAGCTAACACAATTACGTTCTCCTTGTGGTTGCCTGTTGGTCTAGCCTCTGGCAGCATGGACAGTGCCCACGGCGGTATTGTCTTCATTCAAGGCTCGAACACTGATAACAACATTTGGGGTTCGATTAACGGCGAAAACTGCGGTGTAATTTGGAATGACACCGGGCTTTACGGGGCAACTGTAGAATACGTCTCAGGAGACGGTTCAATTGGCATTCATCACGTCCGAGGTTCAAACACCGTTGGTGGTGGTTATCTGGGCGGAATGATTAAAGCTTGGCACTCAGAGGCCGCGTATCTCGATGAAGTCGAGTCGTTGGGTGTCACTACTTATGTTGTAGGTCCGTCTTCTGCTCGCGACGTTCAAGGTACGAACAGGTTTGATCTTTCGTACAAGTCTTGTCCTCGTCTGACCAGCGGTGCTCGTGGAAACTTCTCCAAGAAGAATTTCACTGTTCACACACCGGAAGATGGGTGGATTGCTGACGATGCGGGCTTTAACGTGTCGACTGACGCCGTACTCCTTCCGACTCAGACGCCGACCATCGACAACAGGCCGAGCAACCGTTTCTACAAAGCCGTCTACCCGAACTCAGTTCAGCAGACGCTGACGGTTACTATCGACTATCTACAGAACTACGACGCACTGTTCTTTGGTAAGAATTGGGCGCAGCTACAGGTTCGCGGCTCAGAGACTCGTGGTGGTATCAAAGTTTCAGTAACCTTCCAGTTGACCGCCGCCTTGATTGCGGCAGGGTGGACGCTCAATGGTGGAACCGGCACTGTTGTTCACAACCAGTTCAAGGGTCCGTCGAACTTCTTCATCAAGTATGACATTTCTCACAAAACCGTTTTCCTGACTCGTGAAGACCACGAGCCTGCGGAATTGTTTGGAACCACGACTAACGGAGACGTTGCGGCCACTCTGGCTGCGGGAACTTCCACTAAGACCCAAATTTGGAATACACCTCTAACTGCTAACAGGGCAGTAACTCTTTCGGCGACAGGTGACGTAAAAGATGGTGACTACTTTGACATCATCAGAACTGCTGCTGCTACAGGAGCGTTTAGCCTTAACGTTGGCACTGGTCCTTTAATTGCGCTCGGACCCAATCAGTGGTGTCGAGTGGTTTGGAGTTCTACTGCTGCTGCGTGGCAACTAGCAGACAACCTAGGTGGAACGATCACGCCTAGTGCTGTTGCTGCAACCGGAGCCATTACAAGCTCCGGAACGGGTGGTGTGGGATATAACACAGGCTCGGGTGGTGCCGTCACTCAACTTACGTCCAGAACTACGGGAGTGACCATCAACAAGCCAACCGGACAGATTACTCTTGTGTCTGCGGCTGGATCGGCAACGTGGGCGACGTTCACCGTGACTAACAGCACTGTTGCTGCGACAGACACAATCGAAGTTGTGCAAAAGTCTGGGGCAAATCTTTACAGCGTCCTAGTCACGGCAGTTGCCGCCGGTAGCTTTAACGTGTCGGTGTCTGCTGTGAGCGGAACCGCTACCGAGGCTCCTGTACTTAACTTCACGGTAACGAAGGGTGTGAACGCCTAAATATGACCACAGTACGACAACTCGTTACAGACGGTTTTAGGGAAGCCGGAATTGTTGAGGTTGGTGGAGAGCCCGACGGACCAGAGTTTGAGGAGGGTCTTCGCAAGCTTCAGTCCATGTATTCGTCTCTTTTCGGAAACGAATTGGGCGATCCACTAGTCACCATCAACTACGGAACTCAAGGGCTGACCAATTCTTACGCAACCGAGCTAGACACGTCGTCTGGTATTGCTGGGGCTTACGTACCCGTTAACTGCCGACTTGTGTTTAACATCGGCTCGCCACAAGTTCTGTTCTTGGACCCTAATCCCAGAGACGGGGCTCGGCTTGCAATCTTCGACAACGGTGGAAATTTCGCTACTAACAACGTTGTAATCAACGGAAACGGAAGAAGCGTAGAAAACTCCAACGGGCTCCTGACGCTCAACACTAACGGGCTTAACCGAGAGTGGTTTTACAGGGCAGACTTAGGTAGCTGGGTTCGAGTTACCGATTTGGTAGCCGACGATGAAAGCCCGTTTCCGGTTGAGTTTGATGACATGATGTCGATTATGTTGGCTACTCGAATCAACCCACGCTACGGGGCTCAAATGGACCCCGAGACGGTGGACATTCTTTCTCGTTCGCGTAAGAACTTCAGGGCTCGATACAAGCAAATCAAAGAGGAGTCTTCGGAGTTTGCACTTCTTCGCCTCCCGAGCAACCCTTACTACTACAGCTCGTGGACAGTTAATTCAACCAACGCATTTAACAGAGGGCGTCCTTAACTTTGCCTGACCTTAACTTTGGAACCTCTGCTTACGACAGGGACAGGGGTAACTTCCCTAAAATTCCTGTAGTCAACATGTTTGCCGAAGAGTCCCCGACTGAGGGGAAGGTTTCGCTTCAATCCCGTCCCGGCCTAACTAACGCAGGCGTCACAATGGGAACAGGTCCTGTTAAGGCTCTGTTCCAAATTGACGGAGTTCTGAGCAACGGGCTGTTCGGAGTTTCGGGCACCCACCTCTATTCAAGTGGGACAGACCTAGGCGCTATCGACGGAACCGGCCCTGTCAGCCTTGCAGGCTTCTCCAACAAGCTATTTGCCAACGCAGGGGCTTCGGTTTGGGAATACAACGGAACGACGTTGGCTACCGTGACGATGCCCGGCGGTTTCAACGTATCGTCTATTTGTGTTGGTGCTGACCGGCTGATCGTGATAGATGCAGGAACAGGGCACTTCTACTGGTCTGACGTTTTGTCTGACAACGTGGACACTCTGAGCTTTGCAACTGCTGAAAATTCACCGGATAACCTTAAACAGTGTTTGTTTCTCGGTGACACACTTATTCTGTTCGGCACCAAGACTGTAGAGTTCTGGCCCGTCAACCAAGACGCCAATCTTCCGTATCAGCCTCTCGTGGGCAGAACGTTTCAAGTTGGCATCAGGGACACTGGGTGTGCCACTCTTTGGAACGGCTCTTTTGCTTGGATTACTGACCGAAATCAAATCTGTGTAACAGATGTTACGAACTTTGCTTCTGACGCCGGTATCGACGAAAAGATTGCCAACAGCACGTCAGCCCGTCTTTGGACGTTCATTCTAGACGGTAACGAGTACTTGGCTCTTACGCTGGACGCCGAGACTTGGGCGATGAATCCCAAGACCAGCCAGTGGAGCACAATGGA